CCGAGTACAGGTATCACTCTTCACGAAACTTTCAGGAAGGGTGGGATGCGTTTAAGAACGACCCCTTTGAGCTTGCGGCCAGCTTTGTGTCGGGCAGCATGAGTCAGATGTTACCTTACGGCTGGAAGCTTGTAGGAACAGGGGCGGCCACTGGTGCAGCCTCAGGTGCGTTAGCTGGACTTGCGGGTGGCCCTTTTGCAGAGGTAACAGTGCCGGCTGGAATATTGGCTGGAGGAGGCTATGGTTTAAGAACGGGCTTTGCTGCCACTGCGTTTGCAATGGAATACACCAATGCCGTGCTTGATGCGGGTAGAAACAGGGGGTATGACCTTATGAATCCTGAAGAGCTAAAGGCAGCATTACAGGATGAGAATGTTTGGAATGAAGGGGCTGAGATAGGAACTAAGAGAGGCATCCCTATTGCGGTTGTAGACTATCTGTCGGGAGGACTGGCAGGTAGGGTATTTAAGGTTGGTAGCGTAGCAAGCAAGGCTAAGCGAGTAAGTGCTGGTCTTTTGGAGCGTGTGACATATGACCCTGCGGCAGAAGCGGCAGGAGAGTTTGCGGCTCAAGTATCTGCGGGTCAGGACGTAGAGGGAAAGGAGATATTTGCAGAAGCATTGGGAGGATTTGGAAACAATGCTCCTATGGCAGCAATTAACATGGCCCTTGATATTAGGTCAACTAATAACGTAGAGCTGGCTAACAACCTTACAAGCCTTAAATTCCTCTCTAAGGAAGGCTCATCTGACGAGGCTATTACTCGTTGGGCCAATAACATGGAGAGGCTTGGGCAGATAAGTGCTGAACAGAACCAGCGAATACAAGAAAATGTTGGTATAAGAAGAGAAGCAAAAAGTCTTCTAAGTGTTGGTCAGGGTAGCGGAGCGTCTGTTACAGGTGCAAGCTCAGCGGTAGAGGCAAGGACGATGGAGCTTCTTGCTGCACGAGATGAGCTTAGCTCTACGACAAACAGGAAGGCTGTATTTAAGGACAAGATTGCTGAGATAAACAATGAGTTGCAGGAGCTTGCAAGCACTAAGAAGCTTAGGTCAGCAGACCCAAGCAAGGGCGGAAAGCAGCAGACCCTATTAGCGGGAACAGGTGTGGTAGAGGCTTCAGCTCAAGAGAGCCGTACTGATATCCGAGAGGGTATTAAGAAGTACGTCATAAATGGCAGGGCCTTTACACGAGAAGAGTTCCTTAATCGCTTGAACGACATGAGTAAGGGTAGACTCCTGAAGGCCAAGGTTCAGGTTAAGAACGATGAGGAGACTCAAAAAAAGGCGGCTAAGATTATGGGCAAGGAGTCAGCCCCTATCGTAGAAGATGTTGTTACAACTGAGGAGGTTGTAGTTGAAGAGGCTGCGCCTGTTGAAGAGGTTGCGCCTGTTGAAGAGGTTACTGAGCAAGAGATTACAGACGAGTTAAACTCTCAAGGGCTTGTTTCAAATGAAAAGAATCGAAAATTAGTTCAGTTTCAGTTAGAGCAAAAGAAAAAAGAATCTACTGAGGAGGCTGCGCCTGTTGAGGAGAAGGTTAAGAAAGAAGTTACAATAGAGCCTGTTGATTTTGACGAGGAAACCCCAATACTTCAAGACAAAAACACACTTACAACAGAAGGGCTTCAAGATTTAGAAATAACTGAGGCAACTGAAGAGTTTGAAGCGTTAGAGGCAGAGATAGGAGGTAATGTTGGTACTCTTGACCCTGAGTTAAGGTTTATTCCTATTCAAGAGTATGACGTAGACCAAAACAAAAGAAGCCAAGACATTGCTGAGCAAATAGATGAAAACGGATACATAGAGCCTTTAATAGTTTCTTATGACAATAACGGGAATCCATACATTGTCGAAGGGCAACACAGGGCGGCAGCACTTCAGCAATTGGGATATGATAAAGCACCTGTAAAGGTTATATATGACTCATCACGAATAAGAAAACAAGAAAAAGATGCCATTCAAGAGCCAAGCACAGAGACGGTGGATGTACAAGAACCTGCCACAGATGGCAGAGAAATGGGAGCAAGAGACACCGAAGGGGAAGTTGCCCAAGAGGGTGAAACCGAAGTCGAAACTACAGCAACGGAGGGCGAAGCGGAAGGCCAACCTGTAACTGAACAGGAAGCAGAGCAACTTGAGCAAGAGCTGTCTGAGTTAGAGACCCAGTTGGGTATTGATGAAGATATGCAGTTCCAGCTTGAGGCTGATATGACTAACGAAGAGCGAAAGAAGGCTCTTGAGGAGCAGGCTGATGCGCTCCTAAATGAGGTGCAACCTGAGAATGTTGAGACCGTAGACCAGCCATCACCAGCACAGGTGATTCCAATAACCGTCACAGAAAACACTGCGCTTGCTGACAAGGTAAAAAGTGTTGGCCTTGACTTCCTTGTAGGGAAGAAGATAAACCTCCTAATGGCTGACCAGCTAAAGGTGGACGATAAAAGAATGGGTGGCCCATTTTTCCCATTGATGGATAATCTATTTGGCAAAGTGGCTTGGGCTTCTATTAATAATACCGCAGCAGGCTCTATTGTTAACGGAGCCATAAAGTCAGACTATTCTGTAGTATTTAACATGAGTCCGGATGCCATTGATTCCAACAGCATTATGGGCGAAACCCTAATCGAGCTTTTATCTGACCTTAATGCAGAAGAGCAAGCCGATGTGTTTTCTCTTATGAAGGAAAACGTCTTAAAAGGAAAGGCTAAGGCTTTTAAAAGAGTAAGAAATGTTTTTGAAACGTCTAATTCTTTAAGCGAAGCTCTTGTCTTACTTCAAGATTTATCTGTAGATGAAAGAGCCGCTCTTATCAAAAAGGTTGTTCCCTCGGAAAGCGTAAACGCAGGAACAGAAATTGGTAAGGCTCTTCAAAAAAATGGAATCACTATTGAGAAGATGAGGGCTATAAACTCAGAGCAGTTTGCATCCAATCTTCCTGTCGGTGCGCTTACTATGGTTCTTGAGGTGACTGATAAGCAAGGGAACAAGGTAACAGAACAGACCAAGGAAGAGGCTATAATAAGCCCTGAACAACAGAAAGAAGAAGGTCTTCCTCAACACCCTAATTACGATGTATATGTAAGAGGGCGAGCCGTGGCTTTGCTGAACGAAACAACTTCTTTTTGGAATGTGCTTCCATCCTACAAAAACATTGTGGATTTAAAGGTTGCGGGAATACTTAAGTCTCGTGAGGTTTATACGGTAGAAGATGGGTCTGCTTTTGTTCTTGAGAATCCTAATGGTACGAGAACCGTAACCTTTAAAGATAAAGCTGGCACTGAACAAGGGTCTCCTGTAACAATACCAGCCACGAACAAAAAATCAAATAAGCAAATAGTTGAAAAATTATTTGGTAAGGCTGAGCTAAGAAAGGAATCTAAAGAATATACAGCGAAGCAAGCAAGAGCGGGGGCTTACGCAAGTGCTATGAAGGGGGCTTCAAGAGCGGAAACCGTAACAGAGCCTACTCAAAGTATGTACGAAAGGTTTGTGGAGCGTTTATCAAAAGCCTTCCCATCAGTAGAGGTGGTTACCTCACAAGCTGCGTTTGATAATCTGATTGTAGATGCAAGGGCTAAACAGTTAGTAACCCGAAAAGACCAAAAGGTATACGGAGCGGTCTATCAAGGGAAGCTATACTTAAACCCTGAGTTAGAAAACTTTAATACGCCTGTTCACGAATTTGGTCACATATGGCTGAATGTGGCGAGAGAGATGGGCAAGGATGCCTATAATCGGGGCATCGAGCTTGTTAAAGACAGTGAGTATGTAGAGCAGATTAAAAACAGTAAAGAGTATAAAGCCATCGTTAAGAAGATGCGACAGGATGGCGCAACTGATGCGGAGATTAATCGGTACATTCTTGAAGAAGCACTCGCTACCGCAATTGGAGATAAGGGTGAGTCCTTCGCTTCCGCAGCCAAGAATAAGAACTTCAAGAACTGGCTGAATGAACTGTTTGAATTTGTAAAAAAACTAACCGGTATCTCAGAGCTTACATCTGAGCAGTTGCAGGACATCGGCCTTGATGAGTTCTTACAGGGCGTGGTGGTTGACCTTATGTCCGAGAATGAGGTGTTCCTTGGGGCTGAGGTGAAGTCATTCGGAGAACAGCTCCAGTTGATGACAGCTCCTGACTCATCTATGTTAAAGGTAATTCAGTTCGGAAGGTCTGAGGGATTCTCTGACGCAGCAATAAGGGAGCTTCTTAAGAAGAGGGGATTCAAGATTTCTGACATCAATGAGGCGATGGTTGTAAATATAGATATGACCACTAAGCTTCCTATTGAGTTTGAAAGAGTAGCGGGTGGAGTGCAGAAGGCTGAGCAGCTTTTCAATGAGGTAAGAGATAAACTCAGCAAGTTTGCCAAAGGGAAACGCAAGAAGATTCCAGCTAAGAAGCTTACTCAGGAAGAGAGAGAGGCTAAGATAAGAGAGCTTAGGCAGCAGAACCCATCGCTGTTTAACCTGTCGGACGAGGCGTTGCTTAAAAAGTTTCCGGAGCCTGTTCGGTATGAGACCACGGAAGCCCCTACCATGTCAGAGATACGAGCCAAGGCTCTTGAGCTACTTAGGGCTAATCCAATCTTCAAGGCTCAGAAAGAGAATGTTCAGCTTGGGCTGATAACATCCTTCGACAAGACCTTAGAAACCACTGCTAATAAGGCTATCCAACAAGAGATAAACTCAATTAAGAATAGCATAAAGCAAAGGAAGAAGGGGATTAAAAGTATCAAAGAGGCTCAGCGTGACCTGAGAAAGGCATTGAAGAGCCTCCCTCTTTCTAAAGAGGTCAGGGCTATAATCAAAGCTGTGGGGGATATCAATGAGGACAACTCACTGGCTATGATTGAGAAGATATCAGAGGCAGTAGACAAGCTCGTATACAAAGAAGCCGTGGCCTCTCAGCAGAAGAAGGCATTACAGGATGTGATAAAAGGACTTAAGGAAGATGCAAAATATCTTAACGCCATAAAGCGAAAGCTGGCGAGGTTGATGAGAAAGGCACTTCCATTGTCTAACGTCTACTCCAAGAGTCAGCTTACAAAGGCGATGTCAACTGTTGTTAACATCAATGCAAAGAACTACATCGAGCAGGCTAATAAGGCTTTTGAGATAGTTGAGCAGCAGAGGGAGAAGATGAAGAATGCCATCATTAAGGATATGCTTAAGATGGCTAAGGCCAAGGCAAAGAAGGAGAGAGGCAAGTCAACCAAACCAAAGAGCAAGGGACTTGATGCTCAGGGTCAGGCATTTTTCCAAGAGGCAGCGAGAGTATTAAAGCTTGTCTACGATAATGATATCACTGGTATGATTGAGTTGGCTCAAGAGCTTTCTGACTTAGATAAGATTGATGCCATCATAGACAAGGAGCAGAGAGGAGAGAAGCTTACGGTGAAAGAGCAGGCAATGATTGATAGGCTTGCCGCATTTGACACTTTTGGAGACCTGCGAAGCATGAGCCTTGAGGAGGTCATTAACATGAGCGGTGCGCTCAAGGATGTAAGAAGGGAGTCTATTGCAAGGCTCAAGGCCAACAGGCTAAAGAGAGCGCAGGAGATGGAGGCTCTATCTAAGGAGTCAATGTCTCAGATAAAGAAGGGCTTCAAAGAGTTGTTCACTATTACTGGAGTGTTGAAGAACGCCAACCAGCTTAAGCAATCTGTTCTATCTATACGCGAGGCGTTCAAGCGTGATGGAATTACTTCAGGAGTAAAGTCTCTATACGATAACATGGGGCTATATAAACTGAACCCTGTTTCATTTGCTAAAAAAATGATTAAGGAGAATCTGCTACATCTTGGAACCATAGTAGACCTACTTGATAGAGGCGGAACTTTCTTTAAGGACAATATATACACCGCTTTGAACATAATGGATGAGGCTAAAAGGGCTGGGGTAAGAGAGCAGATGGAGAAGCTTGACAGTATAGCCAACTCGATTAGTGGTATCACTAATGGGTATAATCAGATACGAGAGATGTTGTCGGACGGCAAGCTGTTTATTGAGGGGCTTGATGCAGAGGGTATAGACCTTGACATCGAGGCCATAAAACGAGATTTAAAGGAAGGTGAGCTGGAGCTTGAGGATGCAAAGAGGAGGCTCAAAGCAATAGTACAGTCTCGAATGAAGTATATGGGCATATCCAACAGGTCAATCAAAGAACAACTTGCCACTATTGATGGACAGACAGATGTGGATGCTCTTGTAAAATCTACTGTAGATTATATTGAAGATGTATCCGAAGGATATGTGGTGAAAGGAATGACCCTAACCAAAAACGGTATGCTTCGTGTATACGCACTCAGTAAAAATGCCGTACAGAGAGATAAGCTTAGAAGACAGGGGCTGACAGATGAGTCACTTGCAAAGATTGAAGAGTTCTTAGGGCCACAGCTACTTGAGTTTGCTGATGCTACTGTAGACTATCTGAGTAATGAATACTTTGAGTCGGTAAACGATGTGTACTCAAAGACCAATGATGTCAACCTTGACTACATTGATAACTACTTTCCAACCAAATCTTTATCATCAAAGAAAGCTCCGACCTTTGACGCAGAATCTTTTCAAGAGAGGTTTAATGCTGAGTCGCCATCAGCTTTAAAGCAGAGGGTGGACGAGGTTTCAGGGATAAACCTTATGCCTGTATTTACAGCAGAGTTGGATGCTCACTTGGATAGCATGGAGAGGTTCAAGGCGTATGCAGAAGGTGTAAGAAAGATATCAAAGATTCTTGCGCTTGAGCAGGTGTCAACCCTATTAAATGAGACAGGCTTTACGAAGATGGTAAACATTCTCATTGATAATGAGGTGAACCCATACAAGGCTGAGCAAAATGTATTCGGTAGTCTTATGAACAGGTTCTATGGTATGGCTCTTGGTTTCCGGTGGATGCAGTTGCCAAAGCAGGCAACATCATTTGTTAATGCGTACTCTCAATACTCCTTAAACAAGGGAGGAAAGCTGGGCGCATTGGGGCCGGACTTCTTAGGCTTTGCCTATGATATGGCTCACCTTCTATTGATGTTTAGAACCAACCTCAGAAAGGCAAGGAGTATGTCTGCTACGTTTAACGAAAGGGTTAGTGCTGCTCTTGAAGGAGAGGTAGCCGGTCTTGAGGGGGGTATTGCAGACCCTAAGGTTAGGGTTGGATTTAGGAAGTTTGCTAAGGTCATCCAAGCATCTCCGACCACCCTTGGAGATATAATGGGAGTGATGGGATACATGGCTGTATACAATAGGAATATCAAAAACGGGATGAGCGAGGCTGAGGCTGTTAGGGTGTTCAATGATTACAACAGAACACAGCAGACAAGAAGAGGCACAGAGCTATCTCCCCTACAGGTTCAGGCAAAAAAGACCCCTATGCTTAGAATGCTGACTGCATTTTCCAGCACCTTAATATTGCAGATGAACGAGATAATATCATCCTCTGCAAAGATAAAGAGGGATATAGGCGAGAAAAAAATGCCAAAGAAAAGTGACGTAAGGTCTCTGTATCTAAACATGGGAGTTGCAAATGCCTTGTTTGTGGCTGCGGCAAATATGTTCCGAATCATACAGGGAGACGATGATGATAGAGAGGATGTCTTATATGAGATGGGAAAGGCTATGGCTATGCTAAATCAGATATACAGAATCCCTGTGATGGGTTCTGCTATTGAAGACCAAATTAATAAGCTTGAAGGTAAGTCGTGGAAATCCACAGGGGCTGTAAGTCCTTTGGCAAGAGTTGTAAAAGAAGTTGCCAAGTCTGTTAAGGAGGAGGACTATGTGGATGTGATGATGAGAGTCTTTGAATTAGCCGCTGGAACAAACTTAGATATGGTAAGAGGTGGAATGACGATGGCTGAAGATGGTATAGATGACAAGGCTATATTTGAGATGCTTGGCGTGGGAACATCCTACCAACCTCAAGGCAGTAGCAGAGGCTCTGATGAGAAGAAGCCAAAGAAGGTTCTGAAGTAATTAAAAAAGAATGAAGTCACCTATAAATTTTGAGCAGTTTTCAAAAGACCCAGTTAAAGGACTTTTGTTTATAGTAATAAGTGCGGTAGCTTACCTATACTTTGACAACAAGGTTAACTACACAGAACAGATAGACCGTCAGGGAGCTAAAATAGAAGTGTTAGAGGTAAAGGTTGACAGGCTTCAATACCAACTGCACAAGAGCGACAGTGCCTTAGCAGGGGCTATCTCTAAACTTTCAATATTAGATAAGCTATGTGTATTAGAAGCAAAATAATCCTTGCTTCTTTTGTCATGGGGGCTTGCTCATCCCCAAAAAAAACTCCTGATACCGAACCGGACTCGGACACTGTCCTTCACCGCTCGGAACACAATACGTTTCTTTTTGAGATAATGTCTGAAGATGTAGACTCTTTCGAGAATGTGATGTGGGATAAGGTGGAACACAAGATAGACTCCTTAATTCAAAGGAATAAATACTTAGAAAAGAAAATGGGCAAGTCGGTTAGAGTGGTAGACAAAGATGGTAAGGTTAAAAACTTAGGAACCATCGAGGAGATAAAGAAAAGATTGATTGAAAAAAGAAAGTCTAACAGCCGATAAAAAAATTTGGTGTGACATATCCCCTAAAGAGTGTGACCATAAATGTTTAAAAACAAATAACTGTTCTGTTAAAGGAACAACCCCTAAGAAAAATGAGAGCGATAGATAAAATAATAGTACACTGTACCGCAACGCCTGAAGGCAGAGATGTGAAAGTCGGTGACATACGCAGATGGCACGTTGAGGACAACGGATGGAACGACATCGGATACCACTGGGTAATTGAACTGGACGGCTCGCTTCAAGAAGGCCGCAAGGAATATCTCAATGGCGCACACGCAAAGGGACACAACAGCGACTCAGTAGGTGTGGTATATGTGGGTGGTTGCGACAAGGATATGAATCCCAAGGACACAAGGACAGAGGCTCAGAAAGAGGAGCTGCTCTGCATCCTGCAAGACCTAAAGGGTCGCTATCCCAACGCTGAGATAATAGGTCACTGTGACGTAAGCTCAAAAGCTTGCCCTTCCTTTGATGCAAAGGAGGAGTACAAGTCGCTTTGATGCCTCAGGTAAAAATCCACTTCAGTACGAAGTATATGGAATAGAGTAAGAAACCGTTGACAGCGATGGCTACCAGCAGGTTAATAATGTCGTCCATTCTTTTCTCGTTCATTTGTTTCTAACTTTTTCAGCCATTTCTTCTTCCAGCTTGGTCATCCAAGCCTTGTTTGAGATGGTATAGTGTGTCTTACACCCATCCTCTTGACACCTCATTCTAACACGAGGTATCCCCGTCTTGGTATATCTCCTGCCCTTTACCCACACACGAGAAGACCCACAGTTAGGACACTCCCACTTGTCTCCTCCGGTTGCAACAGCCGCGTTAGTATTGTGGTGTATGTAGGGGCGTAGCTTGTGGTACACATCCTCCAATAGCTGCACGTCTTTCTTGCAGTAGCGTACCATCTTAGCCATTGACTTGCCACAGTTGTCCAAGAGTATTGACTTCCATAGACCGAAGCCTCCAGTGTCAAGCTTGCCTTCACCGAACAGGAACTTGCCAATGTAATCCAGCCGGTTGGAGTTGAATCGGAAGTGAGACCTCGCCTTCTTCAATGTGTCAAGGGAGTTGAGTTTCGGAGGACAATCTATACCATGCTTAAGGCATCGTGTCCTTATCCACTTCTCGTCAAAGTTGTCACCGTTGTGGGCAACCACCTCATCCGCCTCCTCTATTACTGCCATTAGCTCCTGAAGAAGCTTCTTGTCACATTGGTTTTCATCCCACTGCAAGGCATGAACCTGCTTCTGACCTTCCCACTTGTAGCACACGCAGATAACTGAGCGTTCCTTGATAATGTTGTCGTGAGGGATGTTCGCCTTCCATGAGGCAGACCAAAACAATCCTATGTTCGGAGATGTTTCAATGTCATAGAACAGTCTCTTGAATCCTTTTGGGGGCAACCTGAATTTCAGTTCCATCAGATTTCATCTTTCAGGGAATCCTCAATGTCCGAAAGCACGGTCTTAAGTTTATCAATAGAACGCTTAAGCTCAACAATCTGCCTGTCAACCAACGCCTCGTAGATACAATCAGTGCTGTCATTTATTTCCTTCATTAGGAAGTTAATGCGATGCAGCCTTTTCTTGTTGAATAACGAGCTTATGTTGGTTCGAGTCATTTGTCCATTGCTCTAAGGAACAGTGCGCCTGTTTCCTTATCTATCTTCTCAATAGCCTTGTAGATGTCTCTGCTTTTTTTGTGGACAGCTCTCATCTCCCCGACTGTTGAATCCGTTCCCATGTTACAATACATTGACGAGTCAATCCTCAGAAGCTCGTCCACCTTTCGCCTATCGCTCCAAGTTTTGAACTCAAGAATCTTATCAATGTCATTGTAGGAATATCCCATGGCGGGTAATATAGTTAAATTAATCATTCAGGCTATGGGAAAGTGATTTATTTTTTAGTATGTAGTCAAGGTATGTGTCCACATCTATCAGCTCAATGTCTACCAGCATAGGCGCGTCATCGGTCTGCTTCAGAATAGTCGCCTCAAAGTAGCGATGAGAATCGTCACCGTCTACGGCTAACCCTGCGTACTTCTGCGTAATCCCGTTCTTGTCTGCTATCTTTTCGATGTTGTAAAAAACCTCTGCCGGTATTGAGTATTGTAGAAAACCCCAGTCCTCAATCTTATAGACAAGGTCTTCATCAATATCAAACTCAATCACCTCTGTATACTTCTGTGATGCATCCATGTTGTTCTAATTCTTTTAGTCTATACTCCTGTAACTTAGACAGTTTGCCATTCGGCCTCTTGACCTCAGTGAACAACACCCCACTCTCAGGAGGGATGGCAACAAGGTCAGGGATACCGTTCTTGTTCGTCTGCACAAGCTTAATAACGTAGTATCCCTCGGCCTCAAGTTGCTTTATTCGCTTGGTCTGAATCGCCTGCTCCGTCATTCACCTAAAGGTAAGGAGTCTTTCTTAAAGTGTTTTAGGGTGTAGTCCTTCTTCTTGGTGACAGCCTTGTAGATGTCATGCTCTATGCCACCTTCACTGAATACCCAGTAGATTTTATTGTGCGCTCGCTCTTTAGTGGTCATCCTATCCCTTGACTGCCAATAGCTTGTGGCTGAGAAGTCAATGTTGTAATAGACCAACGCATCAGCTTCCCTGAGAGAGATACCCTCCCTGCCACTTACAATCTGCAATGCAATGTTCTTGCCGGACTCCTTGTTGAAAGTGTCAAGGTCTTCGCACAACTGGTCACCGAACACCTCCTTTAGAGCCTTCAGTTCCTGCTTGAACTTATAGAAGATTCCAATCTTCTTCCCTGTAAAGTACACCTTGATAAGCTCAGCCTTTGTGGTGTCTAAGGTCATGGACTTTCCGCTCTCAAACTTCACAGTCCCTGAGTATATCTGATGAAGCTTCATCATAAGCTTGACGGGCGTGTCTGCTAACAGCACCTCCTCCTTGCCCTCGACAACCAAATCCCGTTTAAGCCTATTTGCAAGCCCGTAGGTGGACTTTTGCATCTTTACGGTCAGTACCTCTTCATCTATGTTAGAAACGAACCCTGCCTCCTTCTGAGAGTATGAGATGGTAAATGGTTTCATGGCCGAAAGGATGGTTTCCTTACCGCCCTTGTAGTCGTTCATCATCCTACCGCTAATCTTCATCTGCTTTACAGTAACGTAGTCGTCAGCAAATCGATAGAAGTTCTTGAATGACTTGAACGGGTTGCTACTGTGTCCGTAAACCTGATGGTACATCTGAGAGTAAGACTCAGGTGTAGGTGTCCCTGACATCAGTATCAGATACGGGTCGTGCTTGTCCAGCATAGTGCGTATAGCCTTAGCTCGGTTGTTGGGTTTTGGATAGGCCCCGATACTGTGCGCCTCGTCACAGATAATCACGTCCCAATCAATCGGAGGCAGCTTGTGCATCGACTCGTAGTTAATCACGAACAGAGAGTACGATGGACACAGCTTGTCACTGTCTTCAGTGATAGATGAGATGGCTTTCTTCTTGGTAATGAACAGGACGTTGTCAACGCCTAACTCATCGCATATGCCAAGCGAGGTAAGCGTCTTGCCCGTCCTCACCTCCATAGATAAATAGAGCAGGCGGTGAGCTTTAAGTATGTCAACGCCCCTCTCTATTATCTGCTGTTGGTAGTCCCTGAACTCAACCATGATTAGAGTTCCGTGAGGGGTAAAAGTATTCCTCGACTTGTATTGCTATCGCCTCCGCAAACATCTCTCTTCGTTCCGATGTATTTACGGCATAAGGCTTTCAGCTCTTTAGTTCTGCACAAACGGATGCTCGATTCGGACAACACGAAGGCATACCAATCTGCTTCTGTCGTGGCTATGCCGGAAGGCTTACCTCGACTTTCATACTCAACAAATACATTGGTTGTAGTGCGAGCCTTGAGGTCGTACTTGACCTCTATCTTGTTGCCGTCTATGATTTCTCCAAGCAACCGCTCTCCTGCCTGACCTACTTCTAAGTCGTACTTAAAATCACTGTTGTATTGCATCCTTACGGCTCTTTGGTTGTAGGGTTGAACTCGATTGCCTCCAACAACGCTATAAGATTATCATGGCTGAGACGTATGTAATGATACTTTGAGATGTCCAGCTCAATCACGCCATCTTCAATGACCTCGCACTTGATAATGTCAGAGTCTTCATCTATGATTTGCATCTTGTAATTCTGCTTAGCGCGAGAACGGAATAACCTTTTAATTATGTCCATTAGATTTATCAATTAGAGATTTGAGTTTCTTTCTCTTCACGAACTGCCACCACCTCGTGTTTAGGTAGCGCAGTTCAAGCTGAGCCTTTAGCTGTTCACATAAGACTCTATTATCTTTAGGGTTTTTGTTTTGGGATTCCATTCTGTCTTCTTACCAAAGTGATTTACTGCCATCATCAAAGTGTCTCTGAACGAGCCGTCAATCGAGATGATGTCGTTGATTTTGTTAACGCCATGTATTACTGTAGCATGGTCTTTATTAAACATCCTACCCAGTGTTACGCAGGTCAGGTTGTTGGGGACTATCTTGTTTTGCAACATCCACCATATCATCTGCCTTGCCTCCACAACATTCTTGTGCCGAGCGTTGCCAGTTAGAGATGACGTAGATACATCTGTGCGTTCGCACACAAACTCAATGACCTCCTGAGCTGTTGACAGGGTCTCCAATGTCATGCGTCTGAACTTCTCTATCTCGTGGACAAGGACGGCCTCCTTCAGCTCATCTAACTTCTCTCCGAACTCCTCTACTATCGCACTATAAACTTGATTTGATTTCATTATCAGATTAAATTAAGGTTCAACTTCTGTACTTCTCTTGCCCTCGTAATGATAGGTTCGACACACTACTGTTCGTCTTAGCAGGCGAGGGCATGGCCTGCATCTCTTACTCT